GAGATACCTGACAACCCCTGTATAGGTGTGAAGCTCAACCGGGAGGCTCCCCGAGAGAGATACGTCACGGATGACGAGTATGAGACGGTGCTACGGATGGCACCGCCACCTATATCCCAGATGATGCAGCTTGCTTACTTGTTGCGAGCAAGGCTCTCAGAGGTGCAAAACCTCAAGGTTTCGGACGTTTCAGACACCCATGTCCGGCTGATACGCCTAAAGGGGTCGGAAGGAGAGCTTACAATGCTCTCAGACCGCCTCAGAGGCGTTCTCAGCGACGTCCGTGGCGGGGACATGGTAACGCATAGGTACAGCCAGAGCGCCTTCAGGAGCGCGTGGAGGCGCCTACAGGCGAAGATGAAAAAGGCGGGTATTGAGCCCTTCTCGTTTCATGACCTCAAAAGCAAGGGCATATCAGACCACGAGTCTAACTGGGGTGGGCACAGATCGCCCGCCATGAGAAAGACCTACGTGCGAAAGCTGCAGGAGATCCCGGCTACCAGATAGCTTCGGGAACAAACCCCGCAAACGCGCATAGAATGGTAGTAAACTTTTTGATCTTTCCCGAAGGTTTCGGGGTGAAATCGGCACAGTTATTGACTCTTAGAGCGGCGACCTCCTTCCTGTTAATCAGTGGGTCGCTGGTTCGAGCCCAGCAGGCGGAGCCAATATCTACGCGGCTTACAAGGACGTAGGCCAGTCGAGAGTAGCCCCTTTCGGGAAAAGCTTCGGGAAATTACCGCTCCTCCCTCTTATTACCGGCAGCGATTAGTGGGACGCCCATCATGCCTGCACCAGCCACCGCTGGGACTGTTGGGGCGGCTATCTGCACTCCAGCCCTACCAAGTGCCTGGCCCGCCCGAGTACTCCCAAGAAGTGACGCAAGCATACCCCCGGCCACGCTTGGGTCTAGGGCATAACCGCCAACCGCTGCGGCTGCCTGAGCACCCCTCTCTACAGTGCCGGAGTTGCCGGTCACTGGGCTCAGTTGAGAGTTACCCGCCTTTGCCAGATCGGCAATAGGCCCATCACCCCCACGGGCTCTAGCTCTCCTGCTGGTGCCCTGCTTAACAGCACTCTGAAGCTGTGCCGGTGTAAATGTCCCGGCGTCTCCCCCTGCCCGTCCTGCGGCAACCTCTACGTCAGCAAACCTCGCATACGCAGCATTGGCCTTCTGGACCTTGGCGGCGTACTCCGGGCTCTGCTTTGCTGCCTGCTCCCTTAATATCTGAAGAAACTGCCTGTACTCTGTGGCTAGATCAAACTTGCCGTTAGCCGTCGCCTTTGAGATACGGTCATTCAGCTTTGACTCAATGCCTTGTAAATCTTTGGTGCTTATCTTGTCCTTCTTCAGCGCTGGCGCTATTAGGTTTTTGTAAGTGCTCTTGACCGAACTCATTACACCCTTATCTAGGCCCGCGGCAGACGCCTCCGATAATTGCTCTGCCATGTCCTGCGCGAGGGTTGTGCCCTTGACCTGCACCTCCGGCATCAGGTCGCGCGCTGCGTCGTAGGCGTCGTCCAGTGCGCGCTGGGCCTGCTGTATAGCCTCCACACCTGTGCCCTCCACGGTGACCCCAAGGGGCTCCATGGCCTTGTTGATTACACCATTCTGCCATTGCTCACCGACGCGGTTCTGTGCGGCTCGGGCTCCCGGTGCTACGCCCACAGCCTTGTCCTCAATGGCCTTGATCGGCCCGCCTATGGTCTGCCCCACGGTAGGCTTGACGCCCGCCTCGCGAAGCGTTTGCAGCTCTGGCCGATTGACATGCCTAGCAGCCTGCCCAGCACGCTTGGCAGTACCAAGTCCCAGCAGTTCAAGTGCCAGGTCAGGCGCTCCCTTCGCAAGGCCAGCCGCCACGGGTGACCCCGTCAACTCAAGCGCCTTATCAGACAGGCTGTCTGTGGCTGAGTCGTACACTCGGCCAGCGTCTCCGATAATGCTGTCAGAGAGCGCCTGCAGGTTGTCTTGGGCGCCCTGACTCTCTGGCGTATAGGTCAAATCATCTTGCACGGCCTGACCGTGGGCTACAGCGTCCGCCAGCTCATCCTCCCAGAAGTACTTCCCCGAGTTCTCCTCCTCCTCAAAGCCATCCCTGAATGCGTTTTCAACCAGCCTTGTGCCGGTGGCTAGACCACCAGCCGCAGAGCCAGCAACGCTGGAAGCAATGGCGCCTCCAGCCTTCAGAAAATCACCGGCCTTATCAAAGAAGCTACGCTCATCGGGACGCTCAGGTGCCTCAGATGTGGATCCCGACCTTAACTCTGCCGCCGCCTGATCAAGGAAGGTGGACAGCAGGGCATCGTCTGTCTCGACATCCTCTGGGACATCCACCTGCCATCTTTCATCGCCTACCTGAATTTCATAAGTAGCCATCAGTTAACCTTTCGCGCAGTTGCGCCACTGGATAATTGGATTGTCTGCGAGCTGGTGTTGCCCCCGCCACTAAGGTTGGCGCCGTCGTTCTTGGAGCCGCCAGACACCTCGTTTTCCTTACCCTCGTCGATCTCCCTGTCTACGATGTACTCAGCACGAGTCCCGCCGGGGTTCTCTTTAGACCACCTCATATAGTCCACCGCAGCGGCCTGCACCTGCTGCTCTGCAGCGATTCGGCGATCAATCCAATCCAGAGTCTCCTGCTTGGTTAGGCCGTCCGGTATGCCCTGATTCAACGCTAAATTCAGCTCCGTTTCATTTAGCTGTCCGAAATTGCCACCAGCGATAACCTTCAAGCCAATCTCGTTTTTAAAATTCTGCAACTTAATAGAGCCCTGAGAAAAGTTGGGGAACATTGCGGAGACCTTGCCGAAGCTGTAGTCCTCCATCTCCGCCACGACCTCCCTAGCGTCAAGATAGGTTTTCTCAGTCTCACCGGACGCGACATACTCTTTAGCCACCTCTGCGCGATCCAGAGACGACTGCTTGCCATCTTGGGTGGCACCAGCAACGTCACCAGCATAGGAGACGCCAGAGTCACGGGCGCCTGTTGTGGCCTCCTCGTAACCATCGTCACCGGGGCCGAAGGTGTTTCCTGCGGCGGTTGTAATCTCCGTGGTGCCGTCCTTGTATACCGTCTGTATGCTCCCGTCCTTGTAATTAACGGAGCGCTGTACGGACCTGTTGCCGCCGCCAAGTGAGCCGGTGGTGGTCGCCTCAATGGCGTCCTGTGGGCTAACCATCCCAGACTCAACCCCCGTCAGGAGCCGCTGTAATTGCGCCCTCCTGCCCGAGTTTTTCTCTGATTTAATCTCACTGACTAACTGCTCTGTGACGGCACGCCTGCCCTGAGCATTTTCCAGCATCTGCGTGCCTGAAGTATCCAGCCCGTACTGACCGGCCATCTCGTTCATCTTCCCAGACACGGCGTTAGCCGCCGTGTCGTACTGGGCATTGATCTGAGCCTCTGCCTGCCTGTCCCCGCCAGCGTTCTGCAGGGCCTGTGCTCGCGCCTCCTCCAGCTTGTTAAGGCTTCGCTGGAAGCCTGCTGAGTCTGTTGCCGCCTTACGGGCACCCTGCTCCTGCTCCAGCTTCCCAGCCGCGAGCTGGTACTGCTGGGCCGTCTGACGGTCACCGTTACGCATCGCCCAGTCCGCATAGGCCCGCATACTCGCCGGGTCGTTGGGGTCCAGGCTGGGTGCGTTGAGCGTCCTGACGTTGTCGATCAGGGCGTTGCCGGGGCCACCCATCTCGCCTATGGTTTTCCCTATCCCTGACAGTAAGCCAGTGAGGTTTGCTGCTTGTGAACTAGCCATTGTCTACCCCTTAAAATAAGTCAACGATTGAGTCAAGACCGCCGCCAAGGCTGGACAGCAGTCCACCAATGCCGGACACTCCAGAGCCATCCGCGCCAGAGGCGCCGCCGAGGTTGTCTAGGATTGAGTCGTACAGGTTTCCTGTAAGCTCGCTCGATACCTTCTGCGCGTTGATGTTGGCGTTCGATCCACCCAGCAACATCTGAGCCAGATAGTCCTGACCCGTGAGCTGACCGGTCTGCGCCATGTCTGCGTTCTGCTGACCCTGCTGCAGGAGCTTCATCTGCATCTCCATCGGCAGGTACGACTGCTCGTTGGCGTTTAGGCCAAGCTGGCCCATTGAGCTGCCCGCGCTGTTCAGCATGTTGCCGAAGTTGGCGTTTGCGTTGATCGCGTTATTGCCAAGCTGGCCATACTGAGCCGCCTGGGACGCGAGGTTGTTCTGATAGTTGGCCATGTTCTGGTAGTTCTGGTTTCCGAGCTGGCCCTGCTGCGCGGAGGCGTTGAGGTAGCTATCAGCCGTGTTCTGCAGGTTGGCGTAGTTCTGATTACCCACCTGACCAAACTGGCTTGCCATCTGACCGAACATGCCACGCTCTGCATCTGCCTGCTTCATGGCCCCTAGGGCGGCCTCGTTAGATGCCTGAGCCCTAGCCTTGGCCATGGCCGCGTCCTCTGCCGTGCCACCGAACTGGCTACCCATGACGCCACCGCGACCCATGGCGTACTCACGGGCCTGCTGTTGAGCCTGTGCGGCATCCAGCCCAGGTTGTTGCATGCCCATTAGCTGGCCGAAGATCTCCTGCTGACGCGCTGAGGGGTCAGCCAGGGCCGAGTTCATGGCCTGCTCAGCACCCTGACCAAACGCGCCGTTGTTGGCCTGCATCCCCATGCCCTGCTGGTAAGCGTTGGCGCTATTGGCCGCGTAAGGCCCAGCGGAAACGTTCACGCCCTGCGCCTGACCCGCCATGTTCTGGCCCATGCTGTTCCAGTCCACGGTGCCCTGCCCGTGCTGTAAGCCAGCCGCCCTGTCGAATGCGTTCTGTGAGCCCTGCAGCATGTTCTGGCTGGTGGCCTGCAGGTTAGCGTCAGGACCCACACCGAGGTTGACGGAGCCGTCAGGGCCGACCGTGGAGTTACCTAGGGCGCTGGTTACGCCGTAGCCCTTGAACTGGGTGCCCTCATTTAGTAGCTGACCCTGCTCCTGCAGGAACTGCTGCTGCTCATGGCCCATGTTCCGTATGTCGCTGGCATTGTCCAGCACGCCAGCAATGCTGCCAATTTGGGCGAGCGTGTTGCCGTTGTCGCCGATCCAGTCGCCGACGCTTCCCATTGTGTCCTGCCAAAAGCTCATGCTACCAACCTCCCGACTGCTGTATTAATTGCTACCTCCTGCAGTGCGTAGGGGCACCGGTCGATAGTTATCTCTAGTCCAACGCGGAGGTGCTCGCCCGCGCCCGTTGTGTTGATCTTTGTAGTAATCACGCCCGGTCTCCCTCCCACGTATTCACTCTCACCAAATTTGACCACGCCCCACTCACTGGTGCCCATGGGTGTGATCCTGAAGTCCCTCTTAGAGTCGCAGTAGCTACCGAAACCCCACTTAGCCTTAGCGTCTGCGGGCACGGCGTCAGCGCGCAGAAGGTAAACAATCGACTTAGGTATTGTGTTCTGTATGACAGAGCCCGTAGACAGCGCCATGCTCTCAAAGTCCATTTTGAATTTCTCATATCCGTCGTAGCCCTCATACTTAAGTATTCCCTTGTCCATGTCCCCGCCCATCAGCGTGGTGCCGATCTCACCGTCCTCAACAAAGCAGGCCGCGTTCCAGTAGCAGTCAGTCCACCTCGTGACCCTTAACCCGCCAGTGCTTGATGGTCGCTCCGTGCTGAAGGCGTATGCGATCTTGCTGGAGGTGAACAGGCAGACGAAAAGGGCGCTGGACGGGATGTACGTCATGCGTATGCCACGGACGTATGCCTCGCTGTTGGCCTCATTAATAATCATGTCGGTGATGGCTCGCTTGACGTTCATCGACGCCTCACCGATGGGGTTGGACTTCTCCTGTATCGTCCTGCCGAAGCTACGGATGCCCGTGTCGTCGCAGAACATGACGTCGGTGCCGATGTTGCAAATAGCGTCGCGCTCGACCAGGCCAACATTTGAGATGCCGTCCTGGAGCTGGATGCCGTTCTCGCCGGCGGGGTCGCCGCTGTCGGCGTTTGCGTAGATGATCATGGACCGGCGCCCGAACACGATCAGGAAGCCGTTGTGTGCGTGTATGTTGACGATCTCGTCAAAGCCCACCGGCCAGTACTCGGACACGTTGATAAGGCCACCAGTGTTCTGACCGTCAGCCGCAACGCCCTGACCGTCGTACCACAGGTCCTCCCGCAACAGGCTTGAGTAGTGGATGGTCTGGTAGTCACCGTCCACACCAGACACCCACAGGCGCCCGTATGCAGAGATTGCGACATCACCGTTAAGCTCACCCGTGGCAGTCAGGTCGGTGCCGTCTGGGGCCGTTGGTGGCTGATAGGTAGGCATGTCGGACAGCTTGGTGTAGCCGCCGTTACCGTCGTACTTCAGTGGCGGGTTGCCCCTTGAGAACACGTACACGTCGTCCTTGAAGTGGACGTACAGGGACGTCCGTAGGCCGTCCTCAGCGATGCTTCCGTCCCTCGGGATGCTGCACGGCTTAATCTTGCCCTTGTCCACCCATGCCAGCTTGGTGGCACCGTACTCCGGCGTGCCGAAGTCGTCATTGTTAAACTCGGCAACACCGAACATGCTGTCGCCCCATCCGTCACCGTCGATCTCGCTGTTGCCTCCGGTGAAGAAGCTGGTCACGGTGCAGATAGGGTTGGGCTTGAAACCACGGTTGTCTGGGGCCGGCGTGTAGTGCGCAGACACGTTCACGACCTCGTGCTGCTGTGACGTACCCAGGGGCTTCATGTCGGTTATGTACTTGCTGAACGCTTGGCGTGAGGCCATACGCCCAACACGGTCAACGACGATGTTGTCGGCGACCAGTGCATAGGTGGGGTCAGAGCCAATAGGGTTCATCTCTGTGTTGAGACCCTGGAAGCCCTGCCCGCGTAGTGTGAACTGCTGTGTGGGTTGCGCCATTAGACGGCCATCCAAGTCTGCTCAGTTGGTGACAGCGTGGCGTCTAGTGCTGCGGCGTCACGAATAAACTGCTGCGCCATGCCCATCAGCTCAGTGGCTGTCTGGCCACCAACCTCTCCCCGCTCCCTAGCCGCTAGGGCTAGCGCGTAATAAAGGACCGGCTGGTCAGGTAGCCTGAGCATATCGCCGTCCTCCTTCAGGTCGGGCAGCGCCCTCCAGCCAAGCACCTCCACGGTCATCTCGCCGTCTGGTATAGGGCCTATCCTTATGGATAGGTTGCCTGACTCGTCGGTGCCGTCGATTGCCCAGCCGCTGGGCCTGCCCGTGTTAGTCATCGGGATGATCCCCGCGACGTCATACTGCCGCAGTGGTCGCTTATCAAAGAAAACCTCCTTGACGCTGCCGCCGCATGAGTCGGGCAGGATGTAGGAAGGCTGGCCGAGTTTTGTCTTAACGATCCACGCCTCACGTGTGGCGTTCCACCTATTGGCAGACTCCACCTGACGCTTTGCGTCATTCACGAAGTCCTTAACCAAGTTGACCACCGGGTCCTCCCTTCGGAGCACGGACGTTGTCAGTGGCTCCCTGAGCCGTGAGAGGACGCCATTTACCAGTTCCAAATATGTCATTTCATCAGGTCCTCAAATAAAGATTGAACGATTCCACTCCTGCGCTTCTGGAACTTGCGGAACTCTGGGGCCGGAAACAGGGGTCCCCATGTTGGGTTGTTGTTATCCACAGAGCCACCGAGCATTCCGGCGCCAGATGACTGACCTTGACCGTCGCCATCGCCGTCACCGTCACCATCGCCGTCGCCGTTGCCGTTACCGTTGCCGCCCCCGGTGCCAGTGCCCGTGCCAGTGCCCGTGCCAGTGCCCGTGCCAGTGCCAGTGCCCGTGCCAGTGCCCGTGCCAGTGCCGTCGCCTATAGTCTCGGAGGGGCCACCATCACCGTCAGTAATGTCGCCGCCAGTATCAGTAGAGGTATTGTCGCCACCGCCCGTTGTTGAATCACCGCCTCCTCCCGTGTGCTCGGTCCACTCCTCGTCCGTCACCATGCCGTCGCCATTAGCGTCAGCGCCTTGATTGATGGCAGACTCTTGGTTGGCTTCGGCCTGTTCTTGGGTCATCCCTCTGTCTATCAGGATGTCTATCTGGGAGTTGGTGAGGGGGTTGTTCACGTCTACGTCTACGTCAGCGTCTGTGTTAACTCCGTCGCCGCCTAACTCGCCTTCAGCTCCGACAGCATCCACCATGCCTTCTTCCGGAACGAAGTCACCGACAGCGTAGTCGCCCTCCAAGATCCAGACGTCCCCGTCTACGTTGTCTCGGACAGTTACGGTCCCGTCGGGGTTCCTGCTGATTACTTCGTACTGGCCTTGTGTGGTTGTGTCGCCACCTGTAACGTCACCACCTGTAACGTCACCACCTGTAATGTCACCGCCTGTAACGTCACCACCTGTGTCGCCGCCACCACCACCACCGCCTCCATCTACGTCCTCGGCGTTAGGAGTAATAGTGGGCATGTCAATGTCAGTGTCTACGCCGAAGTCCTCCTCAAACTCATCATCCTCGTTCTGTGTGCCGTCGTTGATGATGTCCGTTTTGTCAGGATCAGCGCCGCCGTAGTCTACGTTGTAGTCATTATTCTCTAGGTACGCATCTCCAACAGCCCCGACAAGATCACCCAGCGTTCCGAGTGCGTCGGTCATGCTCCCGCCCTCTTCAGCGGCCCCCTTAGCTATCTCGTACATCTTGTCTAGAGTTTCTTGGCTATACTTTCCCGTGGCCGCGTATCCGTCCACAATGGCTTTTAGATCTCCCCCCTCAGCCTGACCTACTGCGTCTATTACTCCGCCGCCTTTAATGGCATCAACCAGCTTCTCACCGCCGTATGCCATACCAGCCGACAGCAAGGCATCGCCGAAGCTAAGGTTACCAGTGGTCATAGCATCCTGAGCCAAGCTCATGATGGCGGATGACGCGGCCTTAGCCGCCGCCGCGCTCATTCCCGTGCCTGCTAAAGCGCCGGCCACTAACGGGCCAGCAACGACAGAGCCTATGATGCCTAGGAATGCGCTGTTGATGACGTCTATGCCGATGCTGTCATCGGTCTTGTAGTCCTTGACGTACGTGGTCCCGTTGAAGTTGAACACGTCACCGTCGTCGTTGATGTACTGCGTAGGGATTCCTGTCTCTTCCAGCAGGGCCATGTACTCGGGGCTGTCTTGGAAGTTACCCACGGCCATGTTGCCGTCGGTCATATCGTTGTACGTAGGATCAGTGAACAGGTCCGTAGTCTTCTGAACGAAGTTCCAGTACGAGTTCCAGTCGGTGTGCTCCTTGAGGTATCCCATGCCCTCGTCAGCTTCCCACGCCTCTTTGATCTCTGCCTCAGTGTACAGGCCAGCGGCTCCGAAGCCCTCAGGTCCAGCCATGGCGTCCTCTTGTGCAGAGGGGTCGTTAGCCGCCCTTCCAAGCTCCTGCGGCGGGGTCCAGAAGTACAAGCGCTCGTCCGTGTACTCTCGGCTTATCTCGCCGTCCGGGCTGACACTAAGCTCCTTACGATAGACTGCCCCGTCGTCGCCGATGTAGCCACGATGGTTAGTGTGCAAAGGAGCCAGCTCTTGGTTGTAGTGGTCCGGAACGCCGTCACCGTTCTCGTCGCCGAAGCCGGGGTCGTGAAAACCCTGCAACGCTTCCAGATCTACGGTGCCATCGAACTGGCTTAGACCGCTTTCAAGTAATGGATTGCTAAGAGCGCTCATTCTGCTCCCCGAATATTTTTTCTTGAGCCTTGCCGTAGATGACGTCCCTTAATGCCTCGCCGCCACCGCTCATCATACCGCCCTTTAGCATGTCAGCGGCACCGCTACTGCCAATACCGCTCAGCATTTGGGCTGCCTGCGTGGAGGGCTTGGCGCTCTCTAATTCAGACCATGAGGAGCCGTCGTTTCCGTAGCCTGCGCCCATGATCTCCTGGTCGGTGTAGCCTTGGTTCAGTAGGGCGATGTAGCGATTGGTAATCTCATGCCCTCTGGCTGTGTTGCCGCTTGAGGGATTAAATTCCATGTTGTAATTAAAAGTGTCACCGTTCATCACATCGCGGGCGTAGTGAGGCAGGCGAGCGGCAAAGAAGGGGTCCTGTCCGAGGACCGAAGTAAAGTCCTCCAGCGAGCCGTTCTCGTACTGTTGCCAGTTGCCTACGTTGGCAAAGTGGGCATCCCTCTTCTGGTCGGCCTGTGCCTGCCACGCACTCTCCATCGCCCTGCCCTCATCAGAGTTGGACAGGTACGTCTTAGGCTTACCTGTGCCGTCGTCGGTGCCGGGTATCTCTACCCGCCATCCCCCGGCCTCGCTGTCCCAGGTCCTCACAGCTCCGCAGCCCCCTCGAACACCTCGTCAAGCTGCTCATCTGTGACGCCAGCCGCCTGTGCAACCTCAAGGACCCAGTCGTCCAGCCGGTTAATGGTCGTGGCATAGCCCCAGTGGATGGCATACGGGGTGACATCTACACCCTCAAATTCAGCCTCGGCATCCATGGTGCGGACAGCGGCATCTACAACGCCGTACACGCCAATCTGATCTAACTGCAGGCGTAGGTTCTCGTTAGTCGCTGACATGCCCTGACGGCGCTTCTGGAGCTTGCTGGCCTCGTACTCGGCTATCTGCTCATCGACCGTGGCATCCGCTGTGGCGGTGAACATGGGCTGTACCTTCCATGCCTCTACCCAGTTGCCATTTGACTGCACAGCGCCGTCAGCAACGGCCACCTCGTACTCGCCGACCTCTGGCTTCTCGCCAGCCAGTACAGGGTCAACGCCTACAGATTCTAGGGTTGCCGCAGTCCACACCCTTGGGAAGCTGGTATTGCGATTCTCTGCTTTGAGTTGGCTCTTGGTCGTTAAGGAGCCGTCTGCTCTGTTCCTGTATTTCATTGCTTGCTCCTTTATGCTATTGCGTAATAGATGTATTCAGCGCCGCTGATGTTCACGTTAGATCCTCCAGCCGAACTGAGCCTGAACCCAGACGGATCGCTTGTAGGATTTGCCGTGTTTGTGTCTTTCGGATCTGTGGTATTCAGCTTGATAGTCCAATCAAGCCATCCATCGATTCCGCAGAGATACCAATCGCCTGCGCTATCAGTTCGCTTGATGATTACTGTGCGAGCGCCGTTGGTGAATCCGCAGTCAATGGTTTGATTACCACCATTCCCCGTATAGCTCCCCACCTTTGATATGCCGGGGACGCTGGCGAAGAGATAGGCGATGTAGGTAGAACTAGCATTGTTAGAGCCGGGATCGGTTCCCACCTTGAAGAAACTATCTGTAGGCATGGCCCCGCCAAACTGTGGAGTGCTACTTTGATTTGACTCTTGGAAATCATTGTTCAGGGACAAATACTTAGTTAATGGGTCGCTAAGGTATTTGTTCCAAACAACCCAACCATCATTAAAGGTCCTAGTCTTTAGCCAAATCATCTCTGGTGGCACTGAAAGGTTATGCTTCACCTCGCGCCCCGCTACACCATCGCCCTCATACGCCACAACATCCATGAAGCCGGGGGCGCGTCTCCACATGTGGGAGACGTAGTTTGAAGCCGTTGTACCCGTATTGCTCCATCCATTGCTAAAGTCAAAGTCGGCATAATCTGTTGTCGCTTTTTCGGGGTCGGTTTTGTCAGAGTAAAGCCAATTCCCTTGGGTAAGGCGAGAAGCAACCTCGTGGCTTGCGCCGCCCGTATCGCTCCGTATCGCCATATCAACAGGAAACTCAGAGCGAAACGCTGGTGGCTTGCTGTCCCCTGTTGATCCCATCGTATCAACAGCAAACAACTCCTCCGGCTCGAACTCCTCCGCTGGCTTGTTGGGCCTGCGGATGGCCATGAAGATGTATTCGGCTGGACTTGGATTATTGTAATCGGCGTTGCTACCAGTGACTTTAAATCCGCTTGGTGTAATTTCTAGTATGGGAGTATCAAACTCTTCCTCGGGTGTATTAGGCCTAATTCCCGCGTCATCACCGCCGGCATTAGCTCCCCTCATGCTGTCAACAATAGTCCAATTGCCTGTTCCGTCTACTCTTTTGATCATCACCCACTGCGGTTCAAAACCCAGATCAATCTCTGGGCTTGTGGGCCAGCTGGGGTGCGGACCGTAACTCCCACACTTAATCATCGACTCATCGGAGTCGTCGTGGGCGAAGAGGTAGGCGACGTAAGTCCCGTCGGCGGCGTTTGAGGTGCTTCCACCAGAGCCCAAAGTAAACTTAGAGGAGGTAGGGCCTGTGGCACCCCAAATGTCCGTAGAAGAAGAGACTGCGTTAGTTTTGTTTAATCTAAGGTAAGCGGAGTTACCAGTAGAACGATGGTAAACGATCCAATCATTGGAAGTGTCAAGTCGCTTTATGAATATTGTCCCCGGCTCAACGCCAAGGTTGTGAGGTATCTCACGCCCAGCTACGCCATTCCCCGTGTACGTCACAATGTCAAAGAACGAAGGTGCCTTGCGGAAGGTCCATGAGACGTAGTCATTTCCAGAAGTATCAAGTCCAGCGGAACCAGCACCGTTAATAGTAAACCCGTCTGAATTAAACCCTGTAAAACCATAAGCGCCGTAGTCTGTCCCTTGACTAGGTGAGTTAGAAGATAAAACAGGGGCGCTAACTCCTCGTGCAGTGTCTCCAAGAGAATGATCTGCGCTAGTAGATCTATTTTTAATCCACACCAAGCCGCCTTCGCCAGAGAGGTCAATGCCGTTGTTTACGCTCATTGAAGCGGCAGTGCCCTCGTACAAAAACGTTGAAAACACGTCGTCAACGTAGCCGCCAGCAGAGCCGCCGCCGTCAGCAGAGCCGGATGCCGCGTTTTTTAGCTTACGGCTAATGCTCATGCCATGCCCTGCCCTGCAGTGAACCCGTAGTAGGTGACGCCACCGTCGGTGGTGAAGAACGTAAACACGTCAACCGCCCCGTCCCCCGTGCTAAGGGTGGGCGCGGTGCCGGATGCCCATGCAACAGATGCAGGCCATGTGATCGTGTTGCCAGCAGCCGGTGTTGGCTGGGAAAGCTGTAGCGTGAAACCAACCGCGCCGGGGTCGTCCGGTGGGTTGGTGAAAGAGGCGGTGAAGTTACCGCTGTGCGTCAGTGTAAAGTTGTTGGCCTTCTCTAGATCAAAAACGGCGGTGCCGCCGCCAATCGTCAGCCCCTCGCAGACCTCGGTTAGGACGTCGGGGAACTCTATATCGCCAACGACGAGGGCGTCTAGCGCGTCCTGCAAGCCGTCAACGTCATCAATCTCGTGGGTGTGGTCAAGGTCAGCCTTGTCGTCTAGGTCGGTCTTATCGGCCTTGTCGTCCAGCGCGCTCTTATCGGCCTTGTCGTCCAGCGCTGCCTGCAGGCCATCAACGTCATCGATGTCGACGTCCATGTCACCGCCGACGATCTTCTCCATCGCCACCTCGATCGCGTTAAACTCGCCATCGAAGTCGGCGCCGTAGATAACCTTCTCCGGGTCGCCGCTCTCTAAGTTGTCGCGATAGCCGTACTGTTTAATTTGCTTGTAGCTCATTGAATCGCTCCCGGTAGGAATGCCCCCCTGAGCGGGGGGCGAGTGGTTTAGGCGTTGACGTTGATGATTACGCCAGAGTCCTCACGGAACACGTCCTCACCGTAGAGGGTGTCGGCGGTCATGAGGTCAGCAAGGAATTCCTGCTTGTACTGCGTTTGAGTTCGGACAGCCATCTGCTCGGCAATTACCAGAGCGTCGGTGTGGAACAACAAGCAAGGCTTCTCGTCATTGACGTCGGTCGGCAGGTTGGTGCTGACGAAGATGTCTACGCCGTAAAGCTCACCGATCTTGCCGTTGACTACGCCGCGACCATTAACGAAGTCGCTGGAGACGTATCGGTCGATACCCATGATGTGGTTACGGGCAGAAGGCGGAATCACCAACTTACGTCCGTCCATGGGTACGTCATTGTCGTCAAGGACCTGAATGGCGTCACGGAAGGCCTGATCAGTGAAGTCGTTACCCTCGGTGGCGCCCATTGTTGTGGTCCAGCCTGCGATAGCAGAGGCAATCAGGTCTTGGTCTACCTTCTTAGCCAAAGCGTAGCCAGCGTCCTGCGTGTAGAACTTACGCAACGACGACAGTGCCTGGACGTCAACGATGTCCTCGATCAAACGCGAGTACTCCCAGTGCTGATCAATAACGACCGTCTTGTCGCCAGTTGTCTCGGCGATCAGCGTTACTGATGTCTCAGCTACCTTCGCGTTCGCGTCTCCGCGCATGGGCATCGGAATGTGAACGGTGTCACCTTTCTTGCCTGCTACCTTCAACGACTTGACGAGGGGCTTCATCACGAGGCTGTGCTCGTACTCTGCGAGGATCTCGTCAGACCAGATTTCTGGAATGAACGTATCCGCTCGCGCCTTGGTTACGTGTGCAGTGCCAAAGGCGTTGCCTGTGACCTGATTGGTTGGGGCTGTCTTAGCCATTTTTACTACTCCTAAAAGTTGGAATTAATCGTTTTTGACTAGTCCCGGACACGACCTCGGGCGTTTAACGCGGTGATCTGATCTCTGAACTTTCTAGGTTACTAATATCCATTAATCTCTCACCCGCCCTTCCGCGTATGCCTGCATGATCTCAGGCTGTAACGCTTCGTACCTGTCTGGGTCCGTTCTCATTAACTGGCGAATGTCAGCGCGGCGGTAGATTCGTCTAGAACCCCCGTCGGTAGCTGCGCCTTGTGACGTCCCAACGGATGCGGACTTCACTGCCTGCTTTTGAGCCTTAGTCGCGACCTCTTTCGCCGCCGTGCCAGCCTGCTTGATCTGCTTGAAGGTGGATATAAGGTCATCAGCCTCATCCACGTCGCCAAGCTGGTCAGCCCGCTGGTAGCGGCTTACTCGTGCCGGACTCTCTGAAACCCACTTACGGAAATCCTCACTGCCCACCACATCCTTAACATCTGGGTGGCGCTGCTGGAGGGTTGCCAGGCCCTGTGCGTACTGCATCTGTTGCACAACTTGCTGGGCCTGCCGTAGCGTCGGATGGTTATCAATCTGTCGATTAACCGCCGTCTGCGGGTCGACAAAGTAATCCACATCGTCTGCGGGTTCCGGCTCTGGTTTCGGCGCTGCGGGTTGCTGTGAGGCGAGCTGTTCAAAAGATTTTCTGAGGGCGCCTAGTTCGTTGCCCTTGTGTCCAATCTCCTGCTGTGCGTCCTGCAACATCTTGGCAAGCTCTGCTTGAGACTTGCCTCGGTACTGCTCTGGCACCTCCTCCTCTTCAGGTTCCTCGACCTCCACCGCCTCTTCTGGTTCCGGCACCTCTGCCGGGGTCTCCTCGACGATGTTGCCCTCGGTTTCTCCCTCTTCCAGGATAAGCTCTTCTGCTACTTCCTCAATTATCTCCGCTGCCATTTGCTCCGCTCCTTCTTCTAGGTTAGTCGGAATTTGCTTACTGGGGGCGTGCGGATGCACGCTTGTCCCAACGTATAGGGCTACGCCCTAATTCTTAGATTGACTCTTCTTCGTGGACTATCTGGTTCTCGTAACCCAGCAACAGCCGGATTACTTCCAGTCGCCCCTTTTGATAGAACAGGTCCTCAACATTGCGGACCCGGTCAATGGTTATTGCGTCCTCGTACTCCTGCAGGACCTCTATGAGGTCTTTCCAGCCCTGCGTCATGAACATACTGCGGGCGTCTTCAAATCTCTTCTCACTCATCGGAAGCCTCCAGCCCCATAGACATTACCCTTTCCTCCTAAAGCACTGGAAGATGACTTGGTGGGTCTTGCTCCGGTCAGGTGATTGGTCGTTGACTCCAAAACCCGCCCAACTAGAATGGCCTTGAAAATGCTGTCTCGCAGAAGT